ACATGAGTGATGCTGTACTTTCGGGTGGAGTACGGCGTTCGGCAACGATTTGTGTTTTTGATAAAGATGATAAAGATATGCTGACAGCAAAGACTGGTGATTGGTTTGTTAATAACCCCCAGCGTGGCAGAAGTAACAACTCTGCTATTCTAATTCGCGATGAATTAACTCGTGAAGAGTGGGCCAATATCATGAAGTCGGTAAAAGACTTTGGTGAACCTGGATTTATCTTTTCTGACAGCAAGGAATTTTTGTTCAATCCCTGCGTTACCGGTGATACGCTTCTTACATGCAAAGATCATGGTCTAATGCGAGAAGGTGAACTTGAAAGTAATGGTGTTGAATATCAGATGCCGATTGAGCAATATGTCAAGTTATTCGAAACTACAGACTTACCACCAATGGTGCTGTCTTATAACATTAAGACTGGTGAAAAGGAATGGGCTCCAGTAACGGCGGCAGCACTCACACGCAAGAATGCTGACGTTATTCAACTTGATCTTGAGAATGGTAAGACGATTAAGCTTACTCCAGATCATAAGGTCTATACAGAAAATCGCGGTTGGATTGAAGCTAAGGACTTAACTGAAGCTGACGTGCTTATTACAACATAAGTAATAGAGAAAACCCCTGCTTGATAAATAATAAAAATATCAAGCAGGGGTTAAAATGAAATTCGAAGATAAATCCAACTTTTTAGAATATAATACAAGGTTGTTTCAACGTGGAAACACCATTAAAAATAGTTTTAACATGCTCTCTGAGCAAGAAAGAGACCATATAAAACAAGAGATTGACACATATTATTTTTCAAAAAGTTGGGGATTAAAATTAGTTGCTAGAAATGTTTTGGGAGTCACATATTCAAAATGTAGATCAATATTTGATTTATTGGGAATTGAGTTTAGAAAAGGTAGAGACATAGTAACTGAAAATTTAAAACATTTTAGAAAAACTAAAGCTCTATATGAGAAAGACAACAACATTGGATGGCAATCTGACAATGTAAAGCGTTTTGCAAAAGCTACTACTAGAGGTGTCCAAGGGTATTATTGGAACAAATCGACAAACTCCTATTGCTGGTTAAGATCGACATATGAATACATTTATGCAAAATTTTTAAATCGCATTGGTATAAAATGGAAAACGGAAACCACGAGTTATAGGCTATCAGATGGTTCAGTTTATCATCCAGACTTTTTCATCTATGATGATGATTGGAATCTAGTTAAGATCGTTGAAATAAAAGGATATTGGGATGCTAGAGCATATAAAGTTGATCTATTGCGAGAAGAGCATTTCCCGAATTCCGCTATTGATGTCATCATAATCAATGACATAAAAGCATATATCGATCAGCATTTAACATATTCAGAGGAATTAAACACATGGAAACAAATTCGCAAGTCCAAAGAACAAAAATCAAACGAATCACAGTAATAAAAAATGAAGACGTCTATGACATTACAGTACCAGGTAATCATAACTTTTTTGGCAATGGTATCGTTGTACATAACTGCGTCGAGGTCGGTATGTTACCAATTACCGAATCGGGTGAGAGTGGATTCCAATTCTGTAATCTAACTGAAATTAATGGTGGTATGTGTGTTTCTTGGAAAGATTTTGAAATTGCGTGTAAGGCTGGTGCTATCCTTGGTACTCTTCAAGCCGGTTATACCAATTTCAAATATTTGGCCCCAGCAACTAAAGAAATCACTGATCGAGAAGCTCTTATTGGAGTTGGTATTACTGGCTGGATGAACAACCCTGAGATCCTATTTGATAAAGAAAATATGATTAAGGGTGCCAATCTAGTCAAGCAAGTAAATGCACAAGTATCAAAAATTATTGGCATTAATCGAGCGGCCCGAACGACTGTAGTAAAACCTTCTGGAAATTCATCCACTCTCCTTGGTACAGCATCGGGTATCCACGGTGAACACTCACCCAAGTATTTCCGTCATGTTCAGATGAACCGCATGGATGAAGTGGCCCAACTACTAGAAAAAGTTAATCCTAAAATGGTTGAACGTTCTGTTTGGTCTGCAAATGGCACCGACGTTGTTGCGGCTTTTCCAATCATTTCAAAGGAAGGTTCTATCTACAAAAAAGATTTGATGGGTGTTAAGCAACTGGAATATGTCAAACTTGCCCAACAGAACTGGATTGAAGCTGGTACCAACGTAGAACTTTGCCGAGATTCCAGACTTCGTCATAATGTTAGTAATACCATCACCGTTGATGATTGGAATGAAGTTGAAGAATACATCTATCAGAACCGTGAGTGGTTTGCCGGTATTTCTCTACTAAGTTCATATGGCGATCGGGCTTATGTTCAAGCACCATTTACTGAAGTATTTGACGCCAATCAGATTCTAGAAATGTATGGTGAGGGTGCTTTGTTTGCGTCTGGTCTGGTTGTTGAAGCACTTCACGCTTTCAATCAAAATCTTTGGATTGCGTGTGATACAGCCATGGGCTTTGGTCTAACTCTATCTGAAGATTCGGAAGATGTTCTGAAGCGTGATTGGGTTCGTCGAGCTAAGAAGTTTGCTGATAATTACTTTGACGGTGACATGACCAAGATGACATTCTGTCTCAAGGATTGTTATAATCTTCATAAGTGGAATAACATCCAGAAGACCATTGTTGATATCAACTTTGCCAATGAACTGCAAGAAAAGGTATTTGTTGATGCGGATAGCCTTGTTGCACAGGGGTGTAGTGGTTCGGCCTGCGAGGTGGTTTTCTAAGATGAATATCAATGAGTTAATTGATCTAGCTCAGAGCGTCGAAACAGAGGATCCCATTGATTGGGGTCTTCTGTCAATCTCCGAGTGTGATACATACATGATGATTGCAACTTCTGTTCTTGAACAGTATCAAACGTGGAAAGAAATGGGTGACTCTGAAAAGATTATGTTGTCGGTCATTCTGAAGTTGATCGTTGAAAATTTTGTTTTAAATTATCGTTTGTTAAATGGAGCAAGTAATGGCTGAAAAATTTATCACTGAAGTGTTGGATGAGATTAACAAAGATGTTAGTCTATTCCAGACTGAATACAAAAAATCTGGTAATGGTGGTCCGCTTGGTAAGATGTTTTATCATGCATTCACGGCCGAAGGAAAATTCCTCCTTCCGGACGGAGAGCCCCCTTTCCGACCAGATCCGGCCCCTCAAGGAGTCGGTCATGTGAATTTCAAATCGGAAATTCGTAAGTTTGATCTGTTCTGCCGAAAGGATCTTACCGCAAATAAGCGAGAGAGTCTATTCATTCAATTGCTCGAAGCGGTGCATCCAAATGAAGCCAAGATCATTATTGCAATCAAAGATCAAAAGCTGACCGATCTTTATCCCAATATTACTCGTAAAGTCGTTGCTGATGCTGGTTTCATTCCTCAGCTATCCTCCGAAGAGCTGAAAGAGGAGATCGCTGAAGTAAAAAAGCCAGGGCGGCCACGGGGAAGGCCTTCGAAATCGGCGAACCCCCAAGAAGCCCAATAAATACACCAGTTAAGCCAGGCTTGATTGATCGTAGTCTGGCTTGGATTATGGCTAAATTCCCCGAGCCCATTCATGTGGGGACAATAACTAAAAAGAGGTAAACTTATGGCATCAAGACTTTTTGAATGTCAATCCTGTATGTCATTTGGTAAGATTATTTTGAAAGGCCCTGATGCCGATGTTGATTCAATTGCGTATTGTCCGACATGTGGGGCTGACATTAGTCGTGTAGATGATTATGAAGAGGATGAAGAAAATGGAAGAAGTTACGATTAAGAAAGTGGTGATTCACTATTCGGATGGTTCTACTGAAACGATTGGTGAACAAGAAGAACGAGCAGATGAACCATGGCAGCCTGTAGATTATTCAACAAATGATTTCTTCAACCAAATGTGGAATTCTAGTAATTGGAACCAAAGCTCTTGGAACCCAACGAAATGGTTTAAGTAATAGCATCACCAAATGATAAATAGCCTAGGCATTCAACCTAGGCTATTTTCATATGTGGGTTTACAAAGATCAACCATTCTCAGATGAACAGATTGGGCCATCACTCGGTTTCGTT